ATGTGTATAAGAGACAGGCTTTATTTCTTTGCTGAAATTTTGTAAATCCATTTTTAAAACATCCTGTAAGAAATTATTAGAAATATTTATTTTTTTCAATTCTTCAAGCACACTTTTATCATAGATTAAACTCAGTTTAATGACAAAACCTAAAGTAAGGTTTTTTATTTCTTCATCTTTTAAAAAGTTTTTATAAATTTCTATGTAAATACTACGAATTTGTAAAACTAAATCTTTTTGACTGTCTAAATTTAACACACAATTGATTTTAAAAATTAAATCTTTTAGCTTTTTCTCATTTTTTTCTTCATATGCTTTAATGCTTTGAATTCCTAAATCTTTTAAATTATTTTCATCAAATAAACTTAACTGCATTTTATCTCCTTAAAAAATCATATCATAGAAGACATTTTCGCTAATGATTTTTAAATCTTGTCCTTTTAAAATCAATTCTCTAGCTCGTTTTAGCTTATTGCTAATTCCGCCTTTTATCATAGCACGATAATCATTATCTCCAAGAATTAATATATTGGTTTTTTTAGTAACGCTATCTTGATTTATACCACCTAAATCCGCAATGATTTGCATCGCTTGTGATCTTGTAAATCGCCCAAGTATACCAGTGATTACACAATTTTGATTATAAAGTGGATGTGAAATATCAAATTCTTGTATTTTAGCTTGTATATCTTTAGCTTTAGTTTGGGTTTGCCTAATTTGTGTTTTCAATCCATTATTAACAAGAACATCATTTTCGATAAGTGAGTTATCAAAAGCTGTCTTTTTTAACTCCATAAGACACAAATGTGTTAATTCGCAGTCTTTCTCCCCACGATGAGCATTTTCATAACAAATGTTATATTGATTACACAAATCTTTTAAGCGATGATGTGCTAACTCTTGATTAATAAGTTTTGATAAGCGCATAGTATCAACAAAGCTAAAGGGCTTGTTTAAATAGCACATAAAATTATCATATAAAAAATTAATGTCAAAATGTGCATTGTGAGCGACTAAAATATCACCACTTTTTAAAAAATCATCAAATTCTTTTAATGTTTGAGATATATCATTGCAATTTTTAATCATGTCTTCATTAATGCCTGTAAATTCTGTGATAAAACTAGGTAAAAAAGAAACTTTGATAAGTTTTGAAAACTCAGCTATTTTTTCATTGTTTTCATAACGCAAGGCAACAATTTCTAAAATTTCATTACATTTTGGATCAAATCCTGTAGTTTCCAAATCAATAACTACATAAGATTTTGGGAAATAGATTAAACTTTGCCCTTTAAACTCTCTACTTGGCTTTTTAACTTTAATAGGATTTCCATAGATATCAATGTCATAATTTTCCATTTCACACTCTTTGGATTTGATTGCCATTGCCGTTAATAATGATATTTTGGCTTCCATCAACATTAATTTTAACTTCTATGGAAACTCCATTATTTAGAGCTTGTATAAAACTCTTATCATTAAAAATTCTTACTATTCCACTGGCTACGCCATCACTTATCCTAGAAACTTCTTCGCGTCTTATGGCTTCGTACACCTCTCTTTCTTTTCTATTTTTTTCTCTTATGGATAAAATCCATAAAACGATTATTGCGATTCCTAGTAAAACAAAAACGCCAAACGAATTAAAAAATTTGATCAAAGTATTTATAATTTCCATTTTTTACTCCTCTATTATTTTTTTTAAATTTTCTAATTTATTGATAAATTGATCTAGTAAGGCTTCGTTGCCATATTTTTCATACAAGGCTAAAAATTCTTGAAATTTATCATTATATTTACTGTTTTTTTGAAAATTTACAACATTGTTTTTTCCTTGCACTATGACATTTTCATTTCCTTTTGTATTAATATTTCCGTTAATTATAGTATCGATATTGACGCCTAATTTTTCTGAAAATTCTTTAATTCTTTTGAATGGAATTTCTCCCCTTGTAGCCCAAGTATTAAAAGTAGCGTAATTTATATTAAGCACATCGCTTAGTTCTTTTATAGTATCTACATTAGCAATTTTTTTCAATATTTTAATAATTTCTTCATAATTCATAATTAACACCTTAAAATATAATTTGACTTTATAAATTAAATTAAATTGAATTAATTTATAAGAATTTTTAAGTCAATTTTTGTATTTTGACTTGACAAATAATTCAAAATGAATTATAATTCTACACATAATTAATTTTACAAAATAAAATAATTATTTAATCAAAGCATAAAGTATGCCAAGTTTTGACTTAGAAAGTTTTTAGGAGCAAAAAATGATAGAAGCAAGATCAATTTTAGATGTTTTAAGTTTTAGAAAAACTGAAGAAAAGGAAGAGCTTAGAAAGTGTTTTAATTTTAGCGATGAGGTTTTTGAAAAAGCACTTAATTTTTTACATACAAATGATGAGATAAGCATAGAAGCTGTGTGTGATGGACTTTTTGAAAAAACGATTATCAGCATAAAGGTTTCAAAATGAAAGAAGCGATAAAGCAAAAATTAGGTGTTAGTAGCATAACAGAAGCAGGGTTAAAACTAAATTTAGCTCACAATGTCTTAAATAGTTGGCTTTCAAATAATCTTACAAATGCAAAGGTTGAAATAGCCCTTTTAAAACTGGGTTTAAGAGAGGATGAAAGACTAATAAAACGCATAGAAAAGCTAAAAAGCGAGTATAAAAAGAACGAAATCCGTAAGCAAGCCTATGAAAAATCTATGAAAGAAATTAAAGTTTTATTAGAAGAGATCGAGGCGGCTTAAAAGCCTCATTAAGCACATTTATCTAAGCACTTTAAAATCGCATTTTTTAAAGTGATAGCAAAAAGTGTGCTTAAAGGGTTTTTGTAAAAGTTGCGTTAAGTGGATAAACGCCTACAATTGCGAACTTTAAAGGTTTGATATTTTTTAGATTGCTTCACTAGCCTTTTATGGCTAGTGTGTTCTTATATTCATTGCACTCACAGGCGACGGTGTGGAAAGTGGGCTTTTTTAAAGCTTTGTTAATTTACCAAAATACCAAAAGTCTTTTAGACTTTGAATGCAGGTCCTATGTTTTGGTTAGTGTTTAAATGAGGACTAATGAGAATTCTTTTAAGTCCTCAAATTTATTTATTTCTTCTTAAATTAAGCCATCTTTTAAGATGGCTCTTAAGTCTTCATTTAAACACTAAAAAATTTTAAGGAGAATAAATGAATTTAGAACTTTTTAAAAAAGATGAAAACAAAGAAATAAGCTTAACTTCTTTAGAGATAGCAGAGCTTACAGGCAAGGAGCATTTTAATGTTATAAGAGATATAGAAACTTACTTAGAAAAAGTGGTTGAAGGGGGTGTCTTCAAATTTGAAGACACCTACCAAAACACACAAAATAAGCAATCTTACAAGTGTTACCGCTTACCAAAAAGAGAAGTATTGATTTTAGTGAGTGGATATAGTGTTGAGCTAAGAGCAAAGATAATCGATAGATTAGAATACTTAGAAAATGAGCTTAAAAAACAAAGTTATAAACCGCTTTCATTAAAAGAAAGTTTGCAAATGCAATTAGAACTTTTAGAGAGAAATGAAAAGCTTCAAATTGAAAATGTAAATTTAAAAAATGAAGCCAAAGAAAACGCACCACTTATTCACTTTGCAAATCGTATAAAAGATACTAATGATGCTATTTTAATAAGAGATTTCGCAAAAATACTTTATGAAAAAAATAAAATTGAAATTGGCGAGAAAAGACTTTTTAAGATCTTGCGTGAAAAAGGATTTTTAATGAGTGATAATAAACCTTATCAAAAATACATCGAACAAGGACTTTTTAAGGTAAGTGAAACGACTGTTAGCACCATCAACGGCGATAGACTTGTAAGCACGACAAAAATAACAGGTAAAGGGCAAATAGCCATTTTAAAAGAGATTTTGAAAGCAAGTTGATATAGATTTAAGCGAATATGGAGACAATGAAACTTTTAAAGATGAAATTCAAATGCCAAGCGATAGAGTTGAAATAGAACTATTTACAGGATTTTACGATAAAAAAGGAAATAAGATTTATGAAGGAGATATTTTATATTCTTTTGAAGGTTGTTCTGAAGATGAAGCTTTTAAATATAAAGTTGTTTTTAAAGAAGGAGCTTTCTATTTAGTTGAATGTGGTGATGATGGTGAAGAATGGGATGAAGATTTACTAAGTGAATTTTGTTTAGAAGAACTAGAAATTGTGGGCAATATCCACGAAAATGCGGAATTATTAAATGAAAATAAACCATCTTGATTTATTTAGTGGCATAGGTGGTTTTGCTTTTTGAACTAATAAAATAAGGTTTAAATATGGATAAGAATTTAAAAAAAATTACAGAATTAAAAATAAAATGTAAAAATTGCGATACAAAAATCATTACAAAAATAGGTAATGTTATTAAAACTTGTCCGCAATGTGGAATAAAGTTTATAGATGAAAATTTAGGATATAATCTCTTTGAAATTTTAACTGAATTGTTCAAAAGTGTTAGCAAAAATAAAAATGCAGAATTTTATTTTGTTTGTAAAAAGGAATGTGATGGAACAAGAAATCGCCAAGATAAAAAAGTTTAAACTAGAGTGCAAAAATTGTGAAACGCAAATCATTATAGATACTCACAATAGTATTAAAAATTGTCCTGTGTGTGGATTGAAATTTTATGACAATTTAGAAAGTCCTTTTGAAAATTTACACGAACAAATTCTTTTAATCAATAAAAATAAGAATGTAAAAGTTTATTTTGTTTGTGAGGAAAAAGAAAAGAGGTAATATAATGCAAAGCAATAAGACTTTAGGCGAAAAGCTAAAAGATAGCATAGATTTAGCTGATAAAGAAGCTATAAAGCAAAGCGTAGGTTTTGTTTTTTCTTTGGCTAATAAGATTTTTTAATTTAAAAGGAGAATTAATGACAGAAGAGAAAGAAAATATTGTTAATTTTAAAATAAAAATTATCCATGAAGAAAACATAGAACTTGGGATAATGGCTAATTCTTTGTTAAGTTTTCAAAAATTAATGGATAGTTTTATATCAAAAGAGCACGGTATAACACAAAGTAAAATTTTTTTAGAAAAAGTTGAAACTGGTAGTGATATATATTCTTTGGTTTTTGAAATAGCAGGAGAAGTTTTGCCTATTATTGCACCTATTCAAGCATTAAATGAATTTATAGAACTTATCATATCTTTTAAAAATATCAAATCAAAAAGTATAGAAGAAATAGAAGAAAATCCGCATTTTACTAAGTATAATGCCAATAATTTAAAAAATATATTTGCACCCGTTACTATAAATCAAAATACTTTTTTTATCAATCATAAAGGTGAAGAACTTTTGAGAATAAATAGTGATGAAGCTGAGCTTATTTATGAAAATGCTAATTACATTTGCGAAAAAAAGGAAATTGAATATCAAAAGATACATGAAAATGCTTTGATAACGATGTATAAAACTACAAATAAAATAGACAATAAAACAAAACATAAGGCAAAGTGCGATGCTTTAAGTCCTTATGCGGTTGATGTTAGTTTTAGTGATGAGAAAATAGCCGAAGAAGTTTTGAAAAATCCTTATGGATTTAATTTTTTAGTAGATTTAGAGTATTATAAAAACGATAAAAATAAAATCATTTTATATAGAATTTTTAACATAAAAGATAAAATATCTTTAGAATAAAAGAAAGGGAAAAATGACAAGTGAAGAATTAAAACAATTTTGTAAAGAGCAAGGCTTAACTTATAAAGAGTTAGCCGAGTTAATAGGTTTTGGTGAAGGTGCAGTAAAAAATGCCATTTCTACTGAAAAAATAAGTTTTCAAATGGCACACGCTATTAATATGCTTAAAAAAATTTTTGAACTAGAAGCAAAATTAGAAAAAGCAGAAGCTATCAAAAAAGACTTTAAAGCGTGGATTAACGAAAATTAATCCACAAAGTAAATTTAAATTACTTCTTTATCTACAAAAAATAAAAATAAATTATTATAACCTTGACAATTAGTAATTATTATGTTATAATTGTGTTATCAAAAGTAAAGATAAATTACTTTTGAAATAAAAGAAAGGAGTAAAAGATGAACGCTAGTGATGTGCTCGAGTTAATCACTGCTTTAATCTGCTTGATAACAGCCATTATCAACGCAAGAAAGCATTAAGGCAAAGGGCGAAAGCCCTTATCATCTTTTACCTTTTCTATTATATCAAAAAAGGAGTTAAAAATGATTTTAGAAATTATAGTTTTAGTATTAGCGACTTTATTATGTGTTTTATCGGCAAAAGTTTATAGGCTTGAAAAAGAACTTAAGGAGCTTAAAAATGAGTAACAAACCATACCTAGAAAACGAAATAAAAGCTTTAAAATATCAGCTTTTAATCGAAAAACAAAAGCACAAAAAGACTAAAGAAAAGGTTTTTAAGCTTAAAAATATACAAGGGGAAAAATACGAGAAACTAAAAGCAGAATTTGCCAAAAATCAGCTTTTTGTTTTTAGAGATGATGAGCTTTTTCTTTGGGTGGAAAGTTTAATGCGAGAACTTAAAACTAAAATTTTATGCACTAATGATGAGCTAAGTAAAAAAGCTTGTGATATATTAGTATTTAAATTAGAAAAACGAAGAAAAAATTTCAACTATTAAATAAATCACCAGTTTAACAGTGTTTAGGACATTTTAATAAACCCTAAACACTCATTTAATGTCTAAAAAAGGAAAAAAATGAGTTTTAAACCCATACAAAAAGATAATGATGCATTTAAAAAAGCACAAAGAGCAAAGGTAATAGAAAGTTTAGCAATGCGTGGCTATGCACTTGTAAAGATAAGTAGCAATGGCTTTTTAATGAAAAAAGGTTTTGAAAAGGATATTTTATGCAAACAAATCATAGCACAGGATACGACAGCTTCCGTTTCGTTATCAACAAAAAAACCTTTTACAAATACCTTAAAAGATGGGGGCTTTTTGAAAAAATGCGAAGCACAACAAGAAATAAAAGCATTGATGAATTTGCAAAAGACAAATTCAAAGGCATAAAAACCAATGATAAATTTTATCCTTTTAAAATGCGTTATATCAATATAAAACCTAGAAATAAAAGCCTTTCAAATACTATCATTATATTAGATAATTCTAAGGCTTGCTTTGAGCTTTCTAAAAAGAATAAAAAAGCAAAAGATTACTACATAGAGGTGCAATTTAATGGGCTTTATCAGCCTAGTAAACAAATAGAAGCTGAAGTGTGGAAAATTTTAAGCAAAATGATAAAAAGGTTTAAAGCTTATAGTGTGGATATTGCTTGTGATTTTGATGATGATCTAGCAGTATCTAAACCAAGAGAATTTAAACACCAAGAAAGGTTTAGCAAACTTAAAATCTTTGGCGATTTTCATACTTATAAAACAAGTATGTATATCAACAATCCTCAAAGTAAATACTATAAATTAGAACGCATTTTACTTTATGATAAATACGAAAAACAAAAGTACTATCACAAAGAAAACATTAAAAGGGAATTTGTGCGATGGAAAAGATTAGAGCTTACATTGAAGATAAAGGATAAGTTCTTAGATAGAATAGAAAATGATATCAATGATGCATTAGATCTTATGCAAGATTATTTAAGAATGATAGGAATTTGGCATTTTAATATGAGAATGATACTTGAGCAAACAAAGTATTTAAACAATCCACGTTGGGCTAAGATATTTAAGCCTTACGCTTTGGCAAGTTAGGAGAGAATATGAAAGTAAATTTTATTTTTAAAGGGACAATAAAATGTTCAAAATGCAACTTAGAATTTGTGCCAAATTCTAAATTTTTTAAAGGTCTTGATGAAATTATAGGCGATGTAAAAAGCGTGAGTTTAGATGGCTTTTGTCCTGAATGTGATAATAAATTAAAAACTAGCTTTAAAGTAGAAAAGATCACAAGAGAATTTAATAAAACTTATACAATGAGGTGTTAAATGAATATTACAAGAGAATTAGAAGCTTACGATTTAGCAAAACTTGTTTTAAATAATGATCTTAAATACTTTTTTAAAGATGCAAAGATTGTAGGGAAAATAAAGAAAGAAGACTTTGTTTTTATTTTTCAGATTCTTTTGTTTTAGCTTTATTTGAAAAAGAAAAAGAAAACATTTTACAAAGACTAAGAGAAGAATACAAAAAGAAATTAGAGTTTTACAAACGAATTGATTTGGTGTTTTATTCTATTGCAGCAAAAGGAATAAATGAGCTAAAAGCAAGAAGTAAAGAAGAACAAGAAGTTTTAGAACGCGGACTTTTAAAACTTGAAAATATAATTAAAAGGATAAAAAATGAAAAAAAATACTAATCAGCAATTAGAGCAGTTAAAGGAATTAAATCAAGGTGAGTTAAACCAAGAGATAGAAGTTTTAACCAAAAGAGCTTTAGCAATTCATAGATCTATACAAAGAGTTAAAGATGAAAGAAGCATATTAAATCAGAATATCAAAGACTATCAGAGCGAATTTAATGAAATAATGGAAAAAATAGCCTTTTTAAAAGAGCCTAATTTATTTAATCAAAAAGGAAGTGATGATGTTTCACCCACAGCTTTATAACGACCATTTTCAAAATTTTAAAAGATATAATATACCAAAAGCACAGCTTGTAATAGCTGATATTCCTTATAATCTAAGAAACAATGCTTATGCTTCATCTCCTAAATGGTATATAAATGGGGATAATAAAAATGGAAAAAGCAAAAAAGCAAACAAGGCATTTTTTGATACAGATAATGATTTTAGAGTTAGCGAATTTATGCACTTTTGCTCAAAAATGCTTATAAAAGAACCTAAAGAATGCGGTAAAAGTCCTTGCATGATTGTTTTTTGCTCTTTTGAACAACAAACAATGTTAATTGAAGTAGCTAAAAAATATGGCTTTAATCATTATATAAATTTAGTTTTTAGAAAACAAAGCTCATCTCAAGTTTTAAAAGCAAATATGAAAATAGTTGGAAATTGTGAATATGCTTTAATCTTATATCGTGAAAAACTTCCAAAATTTAACAATGATGGAAAGATGATTTATAACTGCATGGATTGGCAAAAAGATGAAGGTATTCCTAAAGTACATCCCACACAAAAGCCTGTTAAATTACTAGAAAGATTAATCACTATTTTTACAGATGCAGGTGATGTTGTTATAGATCCATGCGCTGGAAGTGGTAGCACTCTTTTAGCAGCTACAAATTTAAACCGCAAAGCTTATGGCTTTGAGATTAAAAAAGACTTTTTTAAAAGTGCTAATGAAATTATGTTTAAACACATAGAAAGAAGCTTATTTGCTTAAGTTAGAAAGGATAAAAAATGAAAGAATTCAAAGAATACATAAAAGCTAAAATAGCATTAGAAAAAGAGCTAGAAAATACGCAAGAAATGTTAAAGCAAACGATAAAAGAAATGTTGCTTTTAAGAAACGACAATGCTTTTAATCAAAATGCAAACGATGAGATGTTAAAAGCTATTAATAAAAATTGGAAAATAACAGCTTCGCTTGAGAGTTTAAGTGATACATTAGAAATTAAAGTGCTAGAACAAAGCACGAGCTATAATCGCTTTTGTTTTGGTGATGTTTTGATTTTAATCAGCAATTTTTTAAGCTATGAAGAGCAAAAAGCAATTATTGCAAAATTAGGCTTTGATTTAGAGAAAGGAGTATGAAATGGCAAAATTTGGTAAGATAGAAAAATTATTATCAACAAAAGAAGTAGCGGAGTATCTGGGATTTACTCCGCTAAAAATTCGCAAAATGAGAATGCGAGTAAATCAAAATAAATTTAATTTTCCTAAAGGGATTAAAATAGGTTCTACTTTTAAATATGAAAAAGCCGAAATTGATAAATGGTTGCAAACTTGCAAGGTGATTTAAAAATCCCCTGCAAGTTTTTCGATATAATCTCCCCACCACTGCATTAACTTTCTTTTTAATTCTATATTTTCACTACGATTATAAGCTTTTAAAATGGCGTTTTTTTGCTCGTGTGCTAAACACTGCTCGGCTATATCCATACTCACACCATGATCTAATTGATGTTCGTTGGCTAAACTTCTAAACATAGCACGAAAGCCATGTGCACTTTGAATACCTTTATATCCTAGTCGTTTATTGATATTACAGGTGATATTCTCGCTATTACACCCATTTTTTGAACTTCCAGCAAATATATAATCATTGACTTTCATTTTCTTTTGTTCTTTTAAAATTTTAAGCGCTTGAGAATTTAAAGTGATAATATGTTCTTTTCTCATTTTCATTTTTTCAGCTTTAATAGTCCATATAGCATTTTTTAAATCAATTTCATCCCAAGTTGCTTTTATAACATTACCGGGGCGTTGTGCAGTCAAAAGATTAAAAAGCATTAGATTTTTATGTGTTTTTTTAAGATCTGAATTTTTTAAGGCTAATATATATTCTTTAATTTTATCGTTTTCTAGTAGAGTTGGCTGATGAATTACTTTTGAAGCTTTTTTAAAAACTATGGAATTATCAATACTTGTCACAGGGTTATTTTCTACGATTTCAAGTTGCAAAGCATATTTAAAGATTTTGTTAATCCAGCCTTTAGCTTTTATAAGTGTAGGGATTTGATGCTCTATGGTTTTAAGTGTTTCGATGACATGTGAACGCTTGATGCTTTCTATATCTACATCTTTGAAATTCTTAAAAACGCCATTTTTGTATTTTAATCCTCTTTGTATTTCTTTTAGACTTAATCCATCAGCCTTACATTTTTCTAAAACTTCATCATATATATCGCCAAATTTAAGTCTTTTAGCGTTTTTTATGTTTTGTCCTTTTGCTTTTAGCTTAAAAGCATTTAAAGCGATTTCTCTAAGCTCTGCTAAGGAAAGTAACGGATACTCTCCTATTTTTATATAAGTATCATTTGCTTGTCTTATTTTAAATAATTTTTTACCACTAGGATAAATAAAAACATATAAGCCTTTTAAACTCGGATCAGCAAATTTTATAAATTTTTTATCACTTTCGCATTTAATGCTTTTTAAAAAACTATCGGTAAGTTTGTTAATTTTTGCCAT